TGTCGTAACACTTGGTAACTACAATAATTTTGCCGCAGTACTCGCAGTCCCTGCTCTTGTACGTCTTTGGGGTTTTGTGACCCGCACGGAAAAACCTTTCCCTTCCTTTAATGTCTGGAGATATCACATCTTGTCCGCACCCACATTGACATTTTTTCATAAATTACCCTCTGAATCCCATCGTCGCCACCTTCTGACGTTGCGGTTGGTATCCCATGTTGATCTTCTGAGGAATGGCACGACGATCCACGACCATTCCTTTGGCAATGGCTTGAAATGCTAGAGAGAAGGCATCTGCCGCGTGTGATGCGTGGTCATGAATGGGTACGTCTCTTATCGTGATGCCATCGGTTTCCGAGCGACTAGCGTACTGGTCAAGAGCGTCGATACCCTGCTCACACCCCTGCTCATTGAAGGAGACGCGTGGGAATGCCTCTAGTGCGCTATTGATGCCATCCCACACGGAGTTCTGACGCGGGACTGCCACCACGTTGGCAAGGCCTGCAGTCAGGAGAGCACCTTGGAAGAGTCCACCGTTGGCAGTAGCAGCATCGTGAGGCACGAAGTGCGAAGCGTAGTTGTATGCTTTAGCTTGCAGACGGGAGACCCATTCCGCGGGTGTCCCGCAGTCATGAGACCCGAAGAGAGATTCCAGCATGACGATCCGGTCACCGACGATCTGCCACACCCACACCCGTTGATTAAGGGGGGCACCGATGTCCCATGAGGTGAAGGTCGGGAGTTCCTTGTGATAGAGAATGTCATTAGAGATCCGGCGATCTGCACGGGCCTGCTCAAGCAACCGAGCATAGATAGCACCGAGCTTGCCCACCGAGAAGTCGCATTCCATCTCCTGCCGGAAGAGATGCTCCGGCGTTCCTTGCCGGATGCTATCCAATTCCGCGGGAGGTATGATGCCGGAATCGCTTGACTTGAGCATGAGGGAAAACCATTCGGGGTCACTGAGGGACTGCTGCCACATGCGCCACAAGAATCCTCTGCCCTTCGGTGTGCCGGAGAAAATGCACCAACCGTTGTAATCGATGAGGGTAGGTCTCACCACCCCGTACCATGCTTGCGGGTCGAGGTCAGAGCACTCATCCAGTACGCAACCATCGAGGTAGATACCGCGGAGACGCTCATACGCATCACCGGAGAATAACCGGATCGTCGCTTTATTCGGCAAGGTCACCATAAGATCCTGCTCGTTGAACTTCACCATCGGGATGTCTTGGCAGAATTGTTTCAAGTACATCCACGCGATGTTTTTGATCTGATCGCGAGTCGGGCCGATAAGGGCATACCTACACGGAGGGCCGGATCTCTTGTAACTCATGGCGCGGGAGACCATGTCCATGATCGCGTGATAGCTTTTCCCGCTTCGACGATGGGCTACAACGCATCCGAATCGATTCTTGCGTAGGATGAACGGGAGGAACTGCTCCCGCGGGTCTAGCTCCAATGTGATCTTAAGAGGCATCGCACTTGATGCACTCGGATTTTATAGACACCGGAGCTTTACTGCCGCACTTCTTGCAAGTGGGTAGGGTTGCTTGAGCCTTCATTGACGAGCTTTGATGGCATCACGGGTCATCTGCTGGAGAGCCTCTTCTGTGGCTTGCCATTCACCCTTTAGCCTCTCGACCTCGGCCTTTGATGCGGTAAGTTCTCGTTCAAGCTGTCGGGCAAAGGTGATTGCCTCCTCCCATTCCTCCTCCCAACTTTCCAACAGGCTATCTCCTTCTCTAAAGGCATCTGTGCGTGGTGTGTCGGTTGTTTTCATTTGATTTCAGATTTGAGTACGGCGAGGGTGGCACACACCTCATCTATCTCCGTCTCCGTTACCCATCCATCTTTTCCAGAATACATCTCGTCCTCATTCCAGCCGCCAGTATGTAGGTACTTACACGCTGTTTCAGCAACCTCAACGGCTCGTTTTAGAAGCTCACGGAGCCTTGCGACCTCGGCCTGTGATGCGGCGAGTTCTCGCTCAAGTTGCTGGCTCGTCTTCATTAGTTCCAACGGGTCTCGGCTTGAAAAACTAGCGGCATCGGTTCGGGGTGTCGGAACCATTACGAGGTGTTGCTCGGTATGGTCTGGCTTTTTCACGACCTTCATCTTCTTGCCACATCGTGTGCATTGCGTGGTGATCTTGTCTCCCTGTTCAAGCTGAACGATTGACAGGTGGGGGCAAGGTGTTGAGTTATTTGTCATTCAACCTGCTTCCCCCCGATACGGATCACGACCTCCATATGGTGAGTGATGTCGATCTTCTCCGGCTCATTGTAGCCACATGCTTTGGCTAACATTTCACCATACTTCGGTGCATCCCTATTCTCTTCATTGGCGAACCTCGCATGAATGGTACGAATGAATCCTGCTCGACTGATCTCTAGTACCTGCTCGTTTTTTTCGCGTAGCTCGGTCACTCGTCCAATTATGTCCAAATTTTTAGAGGTAATCTGCGCGGACTTTCGGTTCTCTTTATATCCCGCCTTCTTTGCTGCTTGAGCCAACGGCAAACCGCTTGCGAGAGCTTTCGCAAACTTCTCCTGCCGAGGCTTTAATGGCTTTTTCGTCATGAGGTTAGCTCGGTGATCTCGCGTTGGATAAACCACAATGCTTTCTTGAGGTCTTGAATCTCGGTATCTGCTCCACCCTTCTTTCCGGCTCGGTAGATGTACTTGATGGCAGCACCGCGGGGGAATGGGAGGTGACCGATCATGTCGATCAACTCTATCCCCTTTGGGTTATCCGTGTAGTGGGCCGGATGGTTGACGGGGTCACTCATCAGAACGGCAGATCGTCGTCTGCTTCGATGGAGGCGACCACTGCTTTGATGGGTGCCTGCTCACGAGGTGCCTGCTTTGCAACTGGCGTAAGGTTGCCGAGAATGGTGCCCTTCTTTCCGGAATTCTTCTCCTCAAGGGTCACGCTCTCGCAGATAGTTCCGCACTGACCGTATTGGTCAAGTTCATCGTTGATGAAGAGGACAGCATCGTAGAATTTGGCGGGCTTGCCGTTCTTACGGATTGCGTCTTTGACTCTCGATTTGTCGATGAGTGTGAGGTCGATGGATACGCGGACGATCATGGTTGGTTTGGATATGTGGTTATGGTTCGGGTGTGCTTTTGCAGGAAGAGTTTCCCTCGGAGGGGTTGGTCTTTCTTCAAATCGGGGTAGTTCTTTTGGAACGTGGAGAATGAGTCTCGGCGGGCATCACCCTTGCCTACTCGCTTCTCGGAGTGCTGAGTTTTTAGTACGGACATGATTGAGTCTTTGATCTAATGACCTGCTGATAAAATTAGATTGTAGTAGGGTGTCAATACACCTGCAAGCCCAAAGATTCCTTCACATCGATGTAGGCATTGGTGCGTACAATCTGACCTCCGTTGACTGTGCGCTGAGTGACTGTCCTCTCAAGCCGGATGCGAGGTAATAACTCTCCCGACGAATCGGCGATCTTCACTACGAGAATCTGTTTATCGGGAATGAGATAGAGAAACCCGTAGAAGGGGACTCCGAGACTGCGGGCAAGATTGGCACCGCACACGATCTTCTCGTAGGTCACAAGCCACTCATCACCCCACTCGGCAAGTTGTTTGCGGGTCATCTTCCGGCACTTCGATTCAAAGCATCCCGTGAGTCTGCCGTCTTTGAAGGTGAGACCGTCCACCCGTGCGGGTTGGTGCTTCGGAGTATTGACGAACATTGAATCGGGGAAGGTGATCCGTAGGGAGTCCAGCATCTCCTGCTCCTCCCGTGCGGACTCCTGCCCTTTCGGTGTTAAAATATCAAGGCTCATATATACACCATTAAGCCTCAAAACACCCACATGGCACCTTTGCGGGATCGTTTTCGTCAAGCCACTCAAACATCTTCATTTGTTCGTCATCAGCAGCAACGATGTCACTCCACTTAACTCCGAAGTGCAGTCCCTCAATGCGACCTTTGACGTTCATGTTCTGCTCCAGTTTGATCGCCCGCTCAAAGTAATCGGGATAATCTTTCCGTAACCGGACGATCTCTCCAAGTTTCATTGATGGACAGAAGAAGCAGGACGACTTGCCAACCCGTGGAAGACCGTGCCGTTTGATTGCTGCTACGCAATCGGGCCTGCGCCACATCCACTGGATGAGGGGATACCACATTGTCTCGACCCTGCCTTTACCGTAGCTTTTTGCTTCGATGTTGTGGGCGCGATGACCTTCTCCGGCATCATATCCAACCGAAG